CTACTTTGACCGTATTACATTCCAGAACCAGATATGGCTTTTTAATGAGCTTTCGTCCCTTATTAAAACATTTTACAATCATCATTTGTATCATAAATCATTTCCGAAAAAGGCGCGGTTTCATCCGACAGAAGTGCGATTTACGAAAGTGCTTACGAAATACAGCACCGAATACAACAACCAATTATTTATACAGAATTTGTGTATTCAGTTGTCAATGGATCAGAGTGACCTCTTTGCGTTTTTCTTGACGATGAAAAAACAGTATACCGAGGACGAGATTCCGCGCATATTGGAAATGTATGAAATAACCAAATTAGACGTTAACCGTATTTACCGGTATTTAGACAAATATATGGAAAAGATGGAGCCTGAGTGTGAAAATATCGCCGACCTAAATAGTGCGTGTGCGTTTGAATAAATCCAAAAAGATATATTGAGTATTTAGAAACATTTAATGGGTGCCTCTATTTCATTTGATTCCAAATATCGTTTAATTTTAGACACCGAAGTAGAATGTATTTCTACGAATCTGTCTACATCGGCGAAGTCTGCTAAGTCGGCGAAGAATAGCGGCGGCGGCGGCGGCGGCGGAAGCGGAAGCGGTAGCGGAAGCGGAAGTGGAAGTGGAAGCGGAAGCGGAAGCGACAGTGAAAGCGGTAGCGGCAGCGGCAGCGACAGTGAAAGTGAGAGCAAGACATATACTGTGAAAATAACGCCCGAAATTATCGGATATATTCGTAGCTATCTTCGCAAAAATCAATTTCTAGACGAGTTTGACCTAATAACCGAGATGGATCTTGACCGTTATAACCACGCACCAGAATCCACGCTTGTTTTCAATTCCGACTCTATTGTGTTCAACCCGAACAATCAAACAATTGAGGCAGTTGGCGAGTGGGAGTATATTGAGCCGGATAAACCGGCCGTCGTCGCGGCGTCGTCGTCGGCGCATAAAAAGTCAAAGTCAAAATCCAAGGGTGGGCGTCACCGTGACCGCGACGATGACGACGACACCAATGACCGTGAGAGCAACAAATATAAAACCAAAGATGATGACCTGCCGGTGAGTGAGATTGAAGGTATTCTCAAGGAGAAATTTGAAGAATATAATAAGACACGCGAGTTCGTGATTAACGAGTCAAAGAATAGCTTTTTGGTTATGCTTATCAAATCGGTTGAAATCGTAAAGGCGTAAATAAATCATAATATAGAGAATTGTATTTTCTATATTACATGGAATGGAATGAATTATACGTATATTATTTCAGGTTCGGATGCCGATGCCGGGGTCGTTGCCGGTTCCGGTTCCGAGACAGGTGCCTGCGCCGCTGCCTGCGCCGGTGCCGGGGCAAGGGCCTTAATGCGCTCGTTAAAAAAACTCTCTTTAAGAACACGATTCTCCTCCCTTAATTGCGCGATTTCTCTATTACGTTCATCCAGGTCGCCCTGTAATTTCTGCATAATTTGGACGATTTGTTGATTATTCAGTGTAACCGGCGCTTCACCTGGTTGTTGTAGAATAATTTGCCCGCCTCCTCCTCCGCCTCCTCCGCCCGCCGCCGCATCCTCCGCCATCTTCGCGCGTTCCTTCTCCAATTGTAAGGTTTGCGCGATGACGTCCGGCTTCATTTCAGGTCGCCCGGGTGCGTAATCTTCCAATAATTTCTCCAGATCCACCATATAAAACTTGCGAAGTGCGGCGTCTTTTATAAAGTCCATCACCTTCTTGGGCGAATCGCGCACGATATCCGGGTTTGCGTTTACCAGCAACTTGCGCTTATCAAATGTATTATGGTCGTGGGAAAATACCAGGATCACCTTCATCGGGTCCAGCTGGACGAAGGGCACCGTGTAATCTTTCAGGAACGCGCGTTCTTCCGCCAGACACGCCTCCTCATTATACCGATGATGCTTCAATAATTTACGCTTGAACGCAAATGTGCCCGCCGTCGCGTGGTTCGGACCATAAGGACCAAATCGCTTCATTTGCCCGATGTGTTTGAAATAAATGTAAATCTCGCTTGAACCCGCGCATAATGCCTCTGGGTGCGTTATTAGCATATGGACCGCGTGGGATACGCGCTGAGGGGGGTAATAGTCGTCATCGTCCATATATACGAGAATTTCACCCCGCGACTTCTCGTGGAGCAGGTTGCGCTTCATTCCCAGCGTCATTTTCGTCTCGTATTTGAAATACTTAACGCGAGGGTGTGACGCCACGAGGTCTTCCACGGGGTCGCTTCCGTCATCAATAATAATCCACTCCATTCGGTCTTGTGGGTAGTCCTGGTTATTGAAGCAGGATAACATCGCGGGAATAAAGGGGCGACGGTTGAATGTGGGGGTGCATACACTCACAAAGGGGTATTTTTTGAAATATTCTGGGGTTGACTTATCTGGGGCGCTTGAGACGATTGCGCTAGCGCTGCCGCGTGCCTTTTTTCCATTACCCATTCTAGTGTTGTATATTGTTACTGTATATTGTTACTGTATACTTCGGATAGGTTGGGTATATTAGTTTATACAATGAATCGTTTATGTTCTTTCTACTCTATGCGCCCCAATTCTTTATTTTATCAAAAAAGTTCATAATGCCAGCCCAGTAGTGCGTGAGATACAGTGTAAGCAACATCAAAATTACGATGGCCGCGACATTGAGTTCCAGATACTCAAACGCATAAAACATCAGTGTCAAATTAAAGAAGAAGAATATAATAGGCACATATCGTGCATACAGTTCGCGATACTGGTCCCAGTGTAGTAGCGGATAAATAAAGAATGTGCCGATGAATTGGATAAGTTGGACGACGTATGAAATGATGGGCAAAATACCGAGACCAAACCCGGTAAATATAGACCACAATGAACCGCCAATAAATTCCTTACGATTGTCGGTTTGGTTCAGAATCATTCCGATTACGGTGGTGAAAAAGGGGCCGCCCATTAACATAAACCCTGCGAATAAAAGAAATACCAGCGGAATAAAAATAATAAGCAGCGGTGATACAGTCTCGTATAATTCCTTCGGGATACTGTGCGATAATTTGGTTATATATTCAAATATGTAGAGTATCATTGCGCGGTCTGATGAGAACGAGAATATGAAAGAATTGTTTATCCATTGCTTGAATCGCGCTTTAATAAAGTCCCAGTTCAGCAGATTGACCTTCGTGACACCTTCATCCACGCTCTCTTTTATCATGTCAATGTCTTCTTTTGTCAAGCAGAACCACTTAAATATATACGTATCCAGGATAATGGCAGCTTTCAGATAGATCTTTTTAGCGGAGGATAGTTTGGGGTCGTCGGCAATTCCCCCGAACTTATCTTCGCAATCCGCATCACACGATGTGTATTCATTCGTATAACAATACGGCCACTTGTGGCGGTCGGTGGGGAATAGTTTTTCTAGATTGAGGCTGTTCATACGGATACTTTCGGGAGCACAGAAGAACATGATATTCACACAAATCACGGAAATAATAAGTGTTTCAATGAAGAGCGTTAGTACACTCAATCCGAATTCTTTGAGTGCGGCGATGTCAAACATTGATTTCGGGGCGGCTTTGGCTTTTTTGGGGGTCGCGTCCTTGCCCTTGTCCTTGTCCTTGTCCTTGTCCTCGGCCTCGTCATCGCCGCCGCCAAACATTCCACCGACTTTGCTAAAAGTGCTCTCTTCTTCGGCGTCTTCGCCGCCTTCGTCTACATTTGTTTCTTCATTATCGTTATCCGCCATTGTATATGTATTCAGGTTATATATACAATAGATTATTCAATCCGCGTTTCACGTCACTCCGTAGCTCCACCTCCGCGATGCGTCGGTTCCGCTACTCCTATCCGCGCCTATGCCAATACTGTGCTAAATACCGAACAACCCGCGGAGCGACGTAAACCACGGAGCAGAGCAGCGGATTCGCGAAGCGAAGGAGCTGCGGAGCGACGTAAACCACGGAGCAGAGCAGCGGATTCGCGAAGCGAAGGAGCTGCGGAGCGACGTAAACCCCGCGAGATGAAATACTGAGTGGAGCTGCGGAGCAGACGAAACGATGTATTTTATCTCGCGTACATCAACCCACAGTTACCCGACACAAATGTCAGCACATTATACCTCTCCTCCAGTATATGAAAATCATACGAGTACAGATAAATATTCACATTCGGTTTATTCATACCGATAATCTCTCGTGTGTTCGGATTACAAATCACCTTCACTTCCGCCGAGGTATCCAACGGCGGATATATCGTCGTCAGTTCCAGTTCAATCTGATTAAACTTACTCATATTAATAGCACCGCTAGGTTGTAGGTCATACGGGTCCGAGTTCAGGCAGAAATTGTAACAATATATCCCCGGTTTCGCACTCCCGCGCGTCCGCGTGTATTTCTCCACGTAATTGTATACCCCCGCATCAAGCAGATTCTCGCGGTATTTCCCGTTCAGAGAGATTCCCAACATTTGTAAAATGTCGCGCTCGTTCTCCGACTGAAAATCCCCCGTAATGTGAAGGCCGGTCAGGCGTTTATCGCCTGGATTAATACCGGGCCCGATGCCGTTCTTCGGCCCGTTTTTGTCATAGAAGTAACGGTCATTTGCGAAATCGGGGCGCGCTTGCCACGCCGTCGTCTGGATGTCGCTCGCGGTAGTAACGACTTCACTAAACGACACGGGGCGCCAGTCATCGTCAATGGGGGCGGGTATAATATCATACGGGAGGTAATTGTAAGGCCAGTTCGTATAATTGCTCCATTCATTCCGCATATTAACATCACTCCGCTGGAAGAACATCGTCCACGACGACACCATTCCCATTGAATTCTCAATCTTAACCTTCCTATTCCCCGTCACATCATTAAACGTCCAATCATAATATGACTTTATCAGATATTTCTGTTGGTTCGCCGCGAAGACCTTGGACTCATCATCCGAGAGAAAACAGTAGGTCGCCATCAGGTGGACGTCCGCATTCCAGTCCGTGCGAATACTCGGATATGAATTCAGCGATAAATCAATACTGGGAGGCGGGTATAAAAACCGCCACATTTGGTGGAGGGGGTTCGTGAAGTCGGGTTGGACGACGGGCCAATAATTGGTGGAGTCGCCTACATCACGAATGGTGAATAATTCCTTCACGGGGCGCAGTGTGACATCAATCTGGAGTTGGTTATATTGGAGACACACGAGAGGAAACGCCATTTTGGAGGACATTGTGAACCACGCGTTGATGGGGATGTATATCTTGCGCCCACGAATAGAGGGTTCCGCGCCGGCGATATTGGCCGTGCGATAGGCATTGGGATACTGATTGAGGCGAGCGCCCGAACAACCCGGATTATATAACTCGGGGACGTGGCCGGTCATTTCGTTGTATAGGTCGCGCTTGGTATTATCTAGGTCGCGCTCTACAATCGCCGCCAAATTATGGCCGGAGAACCGCTGGAGGGTCATACCACCGACGGAAATCACGATTTCTTTAATCAGTTGGGTGCCAAGGTTCTCAATCCAGCGAAACTCGTAAGGCGCCCACATATCGCCCACATTTGCCGGAGGATGAATCGGGCTCCAGATGGAGGGCAGTGTCACGCAGACATACGTATCCATCAATAGTTCCGCATATCTCGGCATATAAAATGTGAACTTGGACTCCTCCGTCATTCGCAATTTCTTCTGGCCGTCAAAATCAATTCTAAACTTTTGAAGGCCGAAATTTGTATATTTAAGATAGGTGCTTTTGAAGAAGGATTTTTTAGGGTTGCCGTTGAGAATCACGTTTTGGTTGCCAGTGGCGACGAGATTCAATAGACCGCCCGTCATTTAGTATTTGTATTCTATCTTTGTATTCTACTTGTATTAACTTTATATAAAAATCTACCCGATATATAACAATATATAGCAAATGAAAGAAAATCAAGTAGAATTCGTGTTTATAGGTGTCATTATTCTATTTTTCGCAATATGGAAAATATCTGAGCTCATTAAGGGTCGTTGTCGACGCGGGATGATGATAGAAGGGTTTAAACAAGATGCCGACGACGCTGGCGTGGAAGCGCCGGGTGCGGCGGACGATATTCTCTCGCAGGTAACGAAACTCATTAAGAATGGGCAGTCGGTTGAACCGTTTTTGTTTTCGTCACAGCAATCAATACTATCCACCGAGAATTTTACACTGGATACAACCGAGAATGAAATGACAGTCCATCAGCGGAAAAAGATAGCGCCCGTCCCGGTGCTGCCCGCCGCCGCACCCGACGCATTCACCTTGCCGGCACCCGACGCACCCGGAAAGGAAGGCCTAGAAAATCAGGAGAACCCCGATGAAAATTCCAGGAAGTTCATTGAAAAGAACATAACATCCATCAATCCCGAAGACAGTCAAAGCCGGTTCAAGTTGCGCGATTATTACATCAAGGCAGCCTATAACGCATTCAATCCCGATAAATTCAAGAACTCTACTGTGAGTATGGATGCGTGTCTCTATGTCCTCGCACGCGGTTGCCGGTTCATTGATTTTGAGGTGTTTTCAGTAGATAACCAACCTGTCATCGCGGCCTCTTCCGTAAATTCATTTAATTATAAGGAGATGTATAACCATATTCCCGTTTCCGACGCATTAGAGGTATTAGGCAGTTATGCGTTCTCCGGATCCAAATGCCCCAATCCAGGCGACCCCTTCATTATCCATATGCGAATGATGTCGCAGAATATCACAATGTATGATAATCTTGCGAAAATAATAATGCAGAGCAAGTCTGTCGCGCGAAACTTGCTTGGACCGAAATACGGGCGCGAGTATCAAACCAAGGATTTAGGAAATGAAAACCTCTCTGATTTCAGGGGGAAAGTCATTTTGATGGTGGATGGAACGAACCCGGTATACCGTAAAACAAAACTGTTTGAATTAATCAATATGAGTTCAAATACGATGTTCCTTTCCAAGTATACCTATTTTGGCGTTAAGAACATAGCTGACCCGCAGACATTTAAAGACGCGAATAAGAAGAATATGTGTCTTGTTATTCCAGATAAAGGGGGGCGACCCATCAACGACGGGCATAATGGGCCTTTCACGTGGGGGTGCCAAATTGCCGCAATGTGTTTTCAGGAAGAGGCGCGTGACGAGAAACTGAAAGCCTATGAGGATAAATTCGCGTCGGTAGGGTATGCGTTTATTTTGAAACCGGCCGATTTGCGTTATGTCCCGATTACGATTGCTCCGCCGGCACCGCCCAATCCGAAATCGTCTATGGAGTCAAGACCGGCGGAGGCGGCGGGTGGGGTTAAGATAACCCTGTAAATTCGCGAGGTACTCCTTGCGCCTAACCCTTCGGGTCGGCTCCACACGCACATCGCGAAT